AGATTGCTTCCTGCGCCACCACCACCACCAACTGCAACAACACTGATACTAGTTACTCCAATAGGAGCAAACCAAGTATAAGTACCAGGAGTAGTAAATTCAGCTTGAGATCCAGTATTAGATGTGTCATTCAATGTTACTGAAATATTTGCATTTGGATATTGATTTAGTGATAATTTAAATGGTTCATCACCTTCTGTTAGTCTATCTGCAGCTAAAGTAAACAGTATGGTCTCTCCATTAGACATGAAATTTCCTGATACATTGCCAGTTACAAAATCTGCACCAACTACAGTATTGCCAGAAACTGTATACGGAATCGGGGATGAATTTGAGGAAACCAGTGTAACTGTAAAACTGTTAGCGCCTGTTTCTGAAACTGTCGCAACATTAGAAGTGAATGTGAAGTATCGATCTAATATTGTAAATGCTGCGCCCGCTTGTCCATTATCCAATGTTATCAAGAATGTTTCAGGGCCTTCTGTAACAAAATCATTTGTTACAGTATATGTTCTTGTTTCACCATTCGCTGTAAATGTGCCCGTCAATGATGCGCCACCGATATCTTCTGAGGTGACGCCTGAAATTGTATATGGATCTGCGCTTGGTGTATTTGTTGTAAATGTTAAGGTGATTGTATCACCTTCAAGTATGGTTGAAGGAGTTGTAGATGCTAATCCAACTACAACCGGTGTAAGTTGCATACTTAATCCGCCCCCGAATGAAACATTTACTACTTCCATTTTTTATCCTTTTGTATTATTTATTAAGATTAATTAGAATGGTCTAGGGATAAGTTGACCAACGATCCCGTTTACCCAGGGGTCAGACATGTCTGCACCACTAGGGCCAAACCCATAATCTGTTCTAGGTATTTTAGTAGTGTCCGCATCAAAATAATACGGACCAGTATTTCTAAAACTTTGAAATGAGAATTTAGTATTTGCTGCAGCAAATGTAGTGTTTACGTTTACAGTACTTGGATATACTGACGCATTGCCTCCGAGACTTAATAATTTATTAGGAGGGGTAAAATTACCAGTGTAAACAAGGCAATTTGCGAATCTATAGTCAAATACCGATCCTGGAGACATTCCAGAGTTTACTCGCCCCCATAAATGCTGCGGAAGATCGCTTGTAGCTGAGACAAATTGGTACGAAGCTGGTAAAGAAGCTTTGGTTATATATTCAACTAAATATCCATTTAAATAAAATCCTATAAACTGCGAATCTCCCTGGAATGCAATATGATTCCATGCATTAGGATTATATGTAAGAGGATATGATATACTGTTTGAGAATATACCTGCTGCTGTCATTGTGCGAGGCAAAAGAAGGCCGTCTACGCCACCATAATATCCGGCCGATTCATTTACAACTAATCCAGGAAACCCATTACTAAAAAAAGTAATAAAGAAGTAACTATAATCTGGTCGGGCAAACATATCTCCGGCATAGCTTGCCCGACTATTGAATTTATACCAACCCTCAAAACAAAATGGTTTATTTTGGGCATAATCGGTAGTATTTAATGTTCTAATTCTCTTTAGCTCGCTAAGCCTACCGTATGCACCTACTATAGTATTACTGGTGTCATTAACAGTAATAGGACTACTTGTTGAGAGAACTGTTCCTGAGGTTGTGCCTTCTCTTAAAGACACGGTAAAAGACTCAGGTCCTTCTGACGTTGTTATAGTGGTATCCGCTATTACATTTACACTAAATAAACCTGTATTATTTGCGACATTTACAGATCCCGCAATTTCTACAAAATCTAAAGTACTTGTAGTAACATTATTTATTCTCCAATAATACGTGCGGTTTACTATATTACTACCAGTAACATTAAATGTTAAACTACTGTCCTCATTCACATTTGAAGCAACTGCAGCAACACTATATGATGCAGGTGGAAGCGCAGGAACTCTATACTGTGAAAGTAATTGTATATCTTTAAACGTAATATCGTTTGATGTTATCGGCATTTTAGACCTTTAAATTCTTGATATGAGTTTTATGTACTCGGCATTGCACTTGTCCGTTGTAGTAATCATTTGTCTCTAAAACTCGTCTATCCATTTGTTCTCTTGCCTCTAGATAATTGCACAGTCCTTTATTAGGGCATATATGCAGTATTTCTCTTACAAATTTATCTGCGCCGTGTTTTTCTACATCAGCTTTAACCTCATCAGATGAAGACCAATACTCTCTCCAATCTGACTCTACTTTTATTCTTTTTTTCTTACCCTTAACTACCTTTGTTCTACGAAACCAGAATAGTTTTTTACCTATATATTTACGACCCGTGGCAGTGTTAGTAATCAAGTATACATAACCATATGCATCCTCAGGAATAACTTCTAATTCTTTATTATCGTATAACCACATTTAAATACCAATGCTAAATTAGTATTTATACGGTCTCCCAATAGTCGTTTCCATCAGAAAAGTTATCACCATCATCTCTCGGTGGAACAAAGAAATAATCATCCGGGTTGGTCATTATATCTTCGGCGTCTTCGGCGATTTCGCCGGCACCCATAATGCCAGCTTTGCGCAGCATTTGAGTTTGTATAGATTTCTTATATCTATGCTCTTCAGATTCATCGCGTGCCATATAGGCAGTTTGCTTTTCTGAAAAGACTTTCTTTTGTTCTTCATTCCATTGGCGGGAATTGGCACAAGCCCGAGAACAAAAAGTTCCGGGCTTGCTATGAACAGTACTGCATTTAGGACAAGTCTTCGTCATCCTCTTCTTTATCTTCCATCTCTGCTCCGCAGAAAGGGCAATTAGTTACTGTGTAGTAATCTTCGTCAAGTGTGTGACTTATCTTGAAGAGTGCATCGCATTCGACGCATTCGTAGTTTTTTCTTGCCATTGTGCTCCTCTTTTCTTAGCTTCTGCGTCAAATACTCGATGACGTAAATCAGATGAGCTGAAGAAGTGATCTCGTTTATTGAAGTATAATTCTATTCCTCGTTTCATGCAAATCTCTTTGCCTGTATATTCAGTATCTTTATATTCTTCACCCAAGATGCGAACATCAATAGGTAAAGCCATGAAGATATCTTCAAGTTCTTTTTCTGTAGAATATACTATAATTTCATCAACATGCTTGCACGCTGATACCTGAATCTGTCTTTCAATAATAGACTGAACCGGTTTGTTTTTAGTTTCTCTATCAAGTGTTGGATCGACTTGAATCGCAGCAATTAAATAATCGCATTGACGCTTTGCTTCTTCTAACATAATTACATGACCTGCATGGAACAGGTCAAATGTAGAACAAGTGATTCCAATTCTTTTATTTGCACTCATATTTTCTCCACTTCAATGTTACATTTATTTAAAAATTCTATACCATCATTATTTCTATAGCTATTTCTATAGAATACTTTCTTAATGCCTGCTATATGTATAAGTTTTGCACAATCAAAACAAGGTGCATGGGTAATATACATTGTAGCATTTAATCCCGACTCATTGGATTGCGCCAGCTTACCAATAGCATTCATTTCTGCATGAATAACTTCTTTTTTAGTTTTTGTACTAATAGTAGTTGTCGGATATTCCGGGCCGCCGGGATCAATTATATATGTTGAATGTTCTTCAAATATATCTTCACAATTATTGTCCCACCCAGAAGGCGTGCCGTTGTATCCAATAGATATAATTCTATTATCTTTCTCAACAACAGCACCAACCTGTAAGCGTTTAGCAGATGACAACTTAGCGTAAGTCTCAGCTACAATCATATGTGCATTATCAAATTTATTCGGCATTCCATTTTCCTTCAGGACATTTTGTATTAGGTAATAATGTTTTTGCCCATATAGAACAACCACATGAATTACATACCTTAGCACCAATTATAGTAGTGAGGTGTTCGCATTTATTACAAATTTCTCTTCGTCTTTCGACAAAGGTTATTACTTTTCTATCTTCACCCATTTTTTACAATAGTATTCTGGGCGCACTTTAGCATCCCAAGTTTTACAATACTTTGTGCCAGGTACATAAGCACCGCAATTAGCACAATTCTTTTCACCCTTTGCTTTTTCATACGCGGGTGGTAGCTTTGCTGATATTAAAGCACCATCTGCATAATGCCTAGGTGCCATCACTTCTTTAAATGATTTCATTTTTGTTTTGCCCAAACATCTTCCCAGTTTCCTGTATGTGCTGCCTTAGCATAATCGGTTGCTCTATTCTCAAAGAAGTTAGTGTGAATAGGTGCGTTAATCATTTCCTCGACCCACGGCAGCGGATTCCTTTTAACTTTCATAATTCCCTTAAGACCAAGACTGATAAGGCGACGATCAGTAATATAGCGGATATACTGTTTAACGTCAGCAGAATCCAAATTTTCCATAGGACCCATGGCAAATGCCAAATCTATAAAGCGCTCTTCGAGCATAACCATTTGTTCAGCAATTGTATACAGCTGTCCTTTGAGTTCATCGTTCCAAATCTCCGGATTCTCTTGTATATATGTTCTGAATAATTTAATCATAGACTCACAATGCTGAGTCTCATCCACAATAGACCAAGTAACAATTTGTCCCATACCCTTCATTTTACCATGGCGAGGGAAATTCAACAACATAATAAAGGAACTAAACAACTGCATACCTTCTGTAAATGCTGAGAAGATAGCAATATGTTTTGCTGTGTTTTCTTTTGTAGAGTTTTGCTGTGATATATCTAAGACATAATCATGCTTAGCTTTCATTTCCTCATATGCTAAGAACTCATTATACATTGTTTCAGGCAAGCCCAACGTCTCAATCAAATGAGAATATGCTGCAATATGCAGGGCTTCGCGTGCTGCAAATCCTAATAGCATCATACGTATTTCGGGTTGAGGGAAATACGGAAGATAGTTGTTAACATATCCACCAGCAACATCAATATCACCTTGAGTAAAGAATCTAAAGATGTGTGTTAAGAATTGTTTTTCCTCAACAGTTAACTTCTTTTTCCAATCTTTAACATCTTCGACCATTGGTACTTCAGTATGCAACCAATGCGATTGCTCATGCTTTAACCATGCGTCATATGCCCACGGGTAATTAAAGGGTTTGAAAGAATCTCGTGTATCTGTAAGATTCGATTTTGTCTTTTTAATCATTGAGAAACTCTTCCACTAAATTTTTAGCTTTTACACCTACCATCTTGTTTAATACTTGACCATTCTCATCAAGTTTAACAAGTGTCGGCACTCCCCTGATACCATATTTCATTGCTAACGCTTCATTATCATCTATATCAATAACTTCAATCGGCACAGGAGTATCAATACCTTCTATAATAGTTGCCAATGCTTTACATGGCTGGCACCATGATGCTGTAAATCTTATTACTCTATTCATTTTTTATCCTTCGCAAGCTAAACAAACGTCTTCAGTTGCTAATGCTTTTAAATCAATCTCTTCCATCACTTGACGCTCAATTCTTTTAGATATCTTATCTGCTTTACCAATCTTCTCTGAACGGCAATAGTACAGTGTTTTCAATCCTTGCTTCCAAGCTTGAAAGTGAACAGCGTGAATATACTTAATATTGCTATCTGGTCTAAAGAATAGATTAACTGACTGCGCTTGATCTATATACTGTTGTCTATCTGCAGAATGTTGAACAACCCAACGTAT